GGATTAAGTGGATTAGCTATCACAGGTTCAGTAGGAAGTTTCACAATAACAGATATGCAGATAGGACTAACTGGATTGGAAATGACAGGAAATTTAGGTTCAGGGGGAGTCTCTCCATTACACTACAAAGATGTTGACATAACCGGCTATACTGCATATACAGATATAGAACATTCAGCTTAAGGAGAAAATTATGTCATCAAATTACACCGTACTCGGCGTTCAACTCATGACCACTGGCGAAAAAGCCGGTACATGGGGAACATTAACTAATACTAACTGGGATATTATTGAACAGATTTCCGGTGGCTATACGCCACAAGCCGTAACTGATGGTGCTGATACAGATTTATCTGTAAATGATGGAACCACAGGTGCTACTCTTGCACACAGAATTATAGAATTTACAGGATCACTTGCCGCAAGTAGAAATGTAACTATTCCCATTGACGTTCAAACTTTTTATATAATTAAAAATGCATGCGACGATGATGTAGTTTTTAAATATATAACGGGTTCTGGAAGTAGTGTTACTTTTACCGCGGGTGATACAAAAATTGTTTATGCAACTGCAAACGATGGTACAAACCCAGATATCGTAGATTGTGGTTTTGGAGTTGGCGATGTTACTCTTACTGGAACACAAACTTTAACCAACAAGACTTTAACCGCTCCTAAAATTGTAGATGGCGGATTTATTGCCGATGGGGGTGGAGATGAAAATCTTGTTTTCGGTGAAGTAGGTACTCCAGGGTGGAACTGGAATTCTTAAAAGTGGTACCGCTGCAGTTAAAATTGCAGGAACAGAAACTATGTGGGTACCGGCAACGGCAATGTATGCGACTACAAGTAATGGAGCAGAAGCAGCACAGGCAGAACTGACAGCAACCAATCCAGAATTAAAAACTTTCGCCTTTGATACTACTACAGCTGAATATACACAGTTTAATGTAAGTTTTCCCAAATCATGGGATGAAGGCACAGTAACGTTTCAAACAATGTGGTCTGCATCTGCAACAGATACAGGCACAGGTGGATTTAAACTATCAGGAGTTTCTATAGCTAATAATGCTGATTATGATACCTCTTTCGGAACTGCCGTAGCTAATACAGCATTAGCAGCGAGCGGAACGCAAGACGATTTAATGGTTAATGCAATTAGCGGAGCTGTTACTATTGCCACTGCAGCAGTAGACACTAACACTGTTTTTCAGATAGTAAGAGATGTTGCAGCTGATACCAATTCAGGTGATCTAAGATTAGTGGGAGTTAAAATATTTTACACTACAGACGCAGCTAACGACGCATAGGAGAATTAACAGATGGCTTTTGGTTATCAAGTATTAGGTTTCGGTTCAGGATCAAGTATACAAATAATAGAAATTGATTATTTAGTTGTCGCTGGTGGCGGCGGTGGCGGTGACGGCGGCGGATCTGGTGCTGGCGGAGGAGCTGGCGGTATGAGAAATTCTTTCCCCGGCGGAACAAAAATAGAATTAAATTCAGGAGAAGAAACTACAATTACAGTCGGTACTGGAGGTGCACATGATTATTCAGGCACAGATACTTCAGTAGGTTCTCATGCAACCACAGGCGGAGGCCGTGGTGGCGGAGGTGGAACTGGTGAGGCTTACCCAGGTGGATCTGGAGGAGGCGGTGGCTATCCTACACGTCCAGGTGCTACAGGAAATGCAGGTGGTTATACTCCACCTGAAGGACAGGACGGTGGTACTCCAACTAACCCAGGTGCTTACGGCGGTTGTGGCGGTGGCGGTCATACGTCAGCTGGTGCAGGTAATGCTGGAAAACCTGGAAGTTCCGGTGGTAGTGGAACAGCAAATTCAATTTCAGGTTCATCTATAACTTATGCAGGTGGCGGCGGAGGCGGAGGCTCAGGCCCTGGCGGCTCTGGTGGCCCTGGTGCAGGCGGTGCTGGTGGCGGCGGTGCTGGCGGAAGTAATGGCCCTGGTTCAGCCGGATCGAATGGTGAAGGCGGAGGCGGCGGAGGCGGCTCTGATATGGCAAATACAGGCGGTACTGGTGGTACTGGTATAATTATAATGAGAGCACCTGCTGAATCTACTTGGACAGTGGCTCCGGGAACAAACTCAACTGGAACAGCTCCAGATGGAACTAAATTAGCTACGTTTACAGTTAGTGGAACAGCAACGGTCGCAGAATAATAATGGCAGCTTTTGCAGAAATAGATTCAAATAATGTAGTTTTAAGAGTTCTTGCAGCCTGTCAAAATGATATTAATGCTAATGGCGGCGATCAAGCAGAAGCGGCAGCAACTCATTTTCAATCACAAATTGGTCTTTCTAAAAATGGTGTGAAATACGTTCAAACTTCAGAAGATGGTTCTTTTAGAAAAAATTTTGCATCACCTACTTTTACCTATGACTCAAGCAGAGACGCATTTATTCCAGCAAAAAAATACCCAAGTTGGATATTAGACGAAGCTACTTGTAGATATGTTCCTCCTGTGGCTATGCCAGAAACATTCGATATACACGCATCAGATCCTACGTATGTGGATGCTGAGGGAAATCCAGAAAAAGACAGATATTGGTGGAATGAAGAAACTGTATCTTGGGATTTCGTCGGTTAATTATTTTACAATTTTTGCATTAAGTAGATTACAAAGACCTAAATGAGGTCTTCCATCAAAAATATTTTTCTCTGAATCTTTTGCTTTTTTATCACTGTAATGTAAAAATACCTGAGCACAAACATTTCCTTTAAGTTTTTCTCTCCAGTGTTCTAACTCACATCCTCTATAAATCAGCATATCTCCTGGCTCCATAAGAATTTTTTTACCTTTGTTTTTACTAACAAACGTTATTCCTTTTTTACCATCCTTAGGGTTTCCTATATTTTTGTTAGGTTCTAAATAGATTGGCCAAGGATCTCCCCCTAAATTAATAGTAGTAGATATTTCACAACTCATTCTATCTTTATGTCTTTTTAAGACATCACCGTTTTTATAAATCCTAGCATATGAGTAGTTAGGGTATAATTCTAATCCTGTGTTTTTTTCCATTGTAGGGTGGAGTTTGTTTAAAAGAGTTTCCATAACAATATCAGAATAATGAGAATAAGTATTAGGGGCTTGATTATCATCATACTTTCCAAAGTATTCAACAAAAGGACTTATTAATCGGTTTTGAAGCATAGTTCTATGTACCTCTCGTTTAAGTAAAAAGTAATCATAGCAAAACTTAGTCAGCTCTTCAGAGACAGCTTTTTTCAAAAACACATATCTATTTTTTTTAAAAAAATTCATTTATTTATTTCTTCCTCATAAAATTTTTTATCTAATAATTCTAAACTATAATTAGCTGATATAATAGTTTTCCTATTATTATCTAAAACCTTTATAGCTCGATGGGGTGTATATGATGGAAATATAATTAAGTCTCCTTCTTCAACATTAAATTTTTTAACTTTCTTATTATTGTAATCATAAAATTCAGTAGAGTATTTTTTATTAGGAAGCTCTAAATAATATATACTAGCAAATTGACAAGCGCCGTGTATATGCCAGTCGTGATAGTCATTTTTATGATATTGATGAAACCATATATTATGAATTATTGATTTAGTAGAACTAATAAAATCAAATTTTTCAAAGTAAGGATAAATCTGTTCTAAATAATATTTTTTGTAATCATGCTCCCCCTTAACTCTCCAATCTGTAAAAGTAACATTATAATCTAAGTCAGTTTTATTTGTATTAGTCCACTTTTCACCTGGAGTATTAGATATTAAATCTAATAACTTATCTTTTATATCAATGTGATTTTCAATTTTTTGAATCTTAATTAAATCCATTACTTATATGAATCACCTAGATTCCACATAACGAGAGATTTTCTTTCACCTTTAGTTACAGGTGTAACCCTGTGCCACATAAAAGATGGAAAAACTACAAGTGAACCTTTTGTTAAAATTTCCTTACAAGTTATTATTTTTTGTTTATATCCTTGACGATCTAAAAACTGTAAACGACCTCCAGTGTATTCACTAGAATCATTTAGTGAAACAGTTACAGAAAGTTTTCTAATTTTATTATGAAAATTTTTATTATTCGGATTATTCGTTGGTTCATCAAAAGAATCTTGATGCCACTCATAGAACTGTCCTTTTCTATAAATAGTATATTGAGCAGGTTCGCTATAATTCCAATGAAAATTCCATTCAGCGGATTTATTAGCTCTATGTATTAAATTATGTATTTCGTGATACACCCAAGGTTCCCCCATCCAACCGACATTAGAATTTCTATATTTAAGAAGTTTTGCTAAATTTTTCTCTGTTTTCTTTTGGTCTTTCTCTGTTTTCTTTTTATCTGGGACACCACTAATAGTTCCTAATTCCGTCTTTTGCTTATGACAGAACCTTATTATATCATCACAAAATTGATGAGATAACGCATTTTTAAAAAACCAGTATTGCCATTTAAGTTTCATATCTTTTAAGTTTTATATCTTTATTGCTAGTTTTATACCAATATTTTATATATTATACTAGGATACTATTTATACAGAAATGAATAATAAACATATAGTTTTCAAAGAAGTTCATAAAATAACTAATCTTTTTTTACATGAAGAAATGTTGAAGGATTTTAATCCTAAACCTTTAATTGAAAAAATTAAATCCAATGTGGATAAAGAATTAAGCTATAAAACTAATGTTAGAAATCAAATGACTGATTGGCAGTTCTTTTCAAAAGACCCTACAATGTCTTCTATTTTTGCCAATATGAATTACTTAGTTGGTATTTTAAAATTACCTGGTCTCGAGTTGGCATCTTGTTGGGGAACTTGGTCGTCAAAGTTTGTAGAAACTTTTCAACATAAACATTCGCCGTCTTCTATTTCTGGACTATTATATTTAACAGAAGGCGGTCCAGGAACTTACTTCCCAGAGTTTAATATAAATGTGGAGGAAAAAATAGGTAAGTTAGTTTTTTTTCACGGTGATACCTTACATAAAGTGGCAAAAAATAAAATAAAAAAAGATAGGTTTTTAATTTCTTTTAATTTTGAAAAACTTAAATTTTGGAGTCCTTTACAAAAATGATAAAAATATACGATAATTTTTTACCCAACGATCAATCATCATCTTTATTTGGTTTTATTGTAAATTCCCTTTACAAAATAGGATGGGAGGATACAGATGAACCACAACACAAAGCTTATTCAAATATTCACAGTCTTTATAGTAAAGAAGATTTAGAAAAAATAAAAATACTAAAACCCATTCTTGAAAAAATAAAATTAAGTGAAAAGCATTATGAAAAATGCGTGGTTAATTTAACCAAACCTATGGATGTTAATTTTATTCATATGCATCCGAATAAAATTGTAGCTGTATATTATGCGAATATGTCTTGGAACCCTGAATGGGGTGGAGAAACAATATTTTATAAAAAAGATAGAAAAACTGTAGACCTTTGTAATCCGTACACACCAAATAGATTAGTAGTTTTTGATGGTTCAATACCTCATACAATAAAATCACAAAACATAATTGGTCCTTCTTACAGATTTACAATAAGTCTTTTTTTCAATAAAAATGTTTAATAAAAAGAAACAGATAACCATTCAGACTAATGAAGTGCCTGTGCACATATTAAAAAATTTTTTATTATCCTTTCCTTCAAATATTCCTAAATACTTCAAAGACATTCCTAAATCTTTTTTCGATAATCAAAAAAGAAAAGTAAGATCAAGCACCACTATTAGAACTTGTTCAGGTTTTATAAATCTTTTTAGAAGAAGTATTTTATTTACGTGTCCCTATGATATTGAATTGTTTATTGATCGCCATGAAATTAGAGGTTCTGTCGGACCTTTCCCTTGGAGTAATTTTATTCAAAAACACGCAGATTGGCAATTTATACAATATGCTAAAAGTAATTATGACTGTGTACTTAAATTCTCTCCACACGTATCTGTTCAATGTAATCAAAATTTAATTGTAACTAACCCTTGGTGGCATATGAATGATTTTGAAACAATCCCTGGAATAATTAACTGTAAAGAAACTATGGAATTAAATGTTTTTATAGCTGTAAAAAAAGGACAGAATCATTTGTATATCCCTCAAGGCACGCCTTTATGTTACATAAACGTAGAAACTGAAGACAGTATTAAATTAGTTTACAAAGATAAAAAATTTAAACAATCAGATAATTTAGGTCTATTTTATACTTTTAGTAATTTAAAAAAAAAACTGGTTAATAAGCTGTTAAAAAAATGATAGTTGAAAGATTTTCTAAATATTTAGAAGCTATCGAATACCCAAAAGAAAAAACATCGTGGAATATTGCCGGTATTATAAAAGGTCAAAATGCCCTTTATAAATTTGATGTGCGAGATATGTTTAAACTACCTGATGGGACACCTGCTCAAAAAGGTAGAATAGATACTAAAGCAGATAAAATGGTTTTAGAAATGGAAGATAAATGGATCATTTTAGACATCAAAGAACTTAATAGATATATTATAAATAATAAGTTAAAAAAGGTTTATGTAGATAAACTAATAACCAAATTAGAATGGAACATAATATTATACAAAGATGAATAAAGAAATATTTAGTTTAGGTCAACGCGTTCTTAAATATAAAACTCCTCAAGCACTGATGGATGAGTTTAATAAAACTTTTGATAATCGAAAGAAATTACAATTAAAGAATACAAACAAAAATTTTTATATGGGTGAAATCAAGAACGAGTTTACTTTGTATGATTCTCATCACGATTCAGAACATACCCGTTGTAATCATTTAAGCCCTGAAAGCTATAAGTGGTTAATGAGTGTCTTTAAAGATTATCTCGATACCGTGTCGTTATATAAGGTTGGAATCAATTTAAGTTTTATCTGGGTAAATGAAATGAAGTCAGGAGAATATAACCCTGTTCATTATCATACCTCTTCTATTTCTTTTATAGGTCTTTCCTCCGTGATGATTTTAAAACTTCCTAAGAACCGAGGAAAAGAATATTCCCCAGGAACCAATGGAGCTTTAGAATTTATTAGTGATAGCGTTGGACAATTCTCTAAGCTTACTATGAAACCGGATCTGGCTGTAGGGGATATGTATGTCTTTCCTTATGATTTAAGACATACGGTTTATCCTTTTAACAGTACCAATGAGAAGAGACGAACGCTCACTGCCAACGCTGATACCATTCCTATTGGCATTCTCAATCGAGGTTAAAAAGAACCCGTTATTCGTTTGTTTCTTGGGCTTGTTAACGAAACACTTAGGTTGAAAGTTAAAATGTTATAGTATATTTGTATCTAAAGAGATTTTTCTATGCTACAAAAACTAAGCTTTTTACCCGGCTTTAATAAACAAGTCACTGCCACCGGTGCTGAGGCACAATGGACAGGTGGCGACAACGTACGTTTTAGATACGGCAGCCCTGAAAAATTAGGGGGTTGGGACCAATTAGGGGAAGATAAACTGACCGGAGCTGCTCGAGCTCTTCATCATTTTGATGATAATGCTGGGATTAAATATGCAGCGATTGGTACAAACAGAATTTTATACGTTTATTCCGCTGGACAATACTATGACATTCATCCCATCAAGAATACGATTACAGGGTGTGATTTTTCTACAACGGATACAGAAGCAACAATTACAATAACTTTTCCTTCTCCCCATGGAATGAGTGAAGATGATATTGTATTTTTAGATACGGTCACTGCGCCTCCGGGTTCAGGCTTCACCGATTCAGATTTTGAAGATAAAAAATTTATGGCTACGTCCATTCCTTCAGCAACGACTATTATCATTACGATGGGTTCTGCTGCATCAGGAACCACAACGAATGTTGGAAGCGCACGAGCTCAAACTTATTATACCGTCGGACCCGCACAAGAACTTGGTGGCTTCGGTTTTGGTACTGGTCAATATTCAGGAACCGCTTCAGGTCCAGCGACTACTACTTTGGTAACGACTATTGCGGCCGATGTTGCCGTCACTGATATTGTTTTAACAAGCTCTACTGCTTTTCCTACTTCAGGAGAAATTAGGATAGGCACCGAGGATATTACTTTTACCGCCAATGATACGGGAACAGGGACTTTAAGTGGAGGAGCAAGAAACGCTAATGGAACAACCCTAGCCCTACATACAGCTGGCGCAACCATTACTAATATTTCAGACTATGTTGGTTGGGGAGACTCTTCTTCCGATGATGTGATTCTTGAACCCGGTTTATGGGTACTCGATAATTATGGAACTAAACTGATCGCATTAATTTATAACGGAGCTTGTTTCGAATGGGATTCCGCAGCCTCTAACGCTACTGAAACCCGAGCCACTGTTATTAGTGGAGCACCTACATCTTCTCGTCACATGTTAGTGTCATCAGTTGATCGACACTTAGTTTTTTTAGGAACAGAAACTACCATTGGTACTCCTTCTACCCAGGATGATATGTTTATCAGGTGGTCGGATCAGGAATCCTTAACCGATTATACACCCACAGCAACCAATACCGCAGGTACACAGAGACTCGCGGATGGTTCGAAAATCATGTCAGCTATTAGAGGGCGGGATGCTGTTTATATTTGGACGGATTCAGCCATCTTCTTGATGCGTTTTGTCGGTCAGCCGTTTACCTTTTCTTTTGAACAGGTCGGAACGAACTGCGGACTTATTGGTAAAAATGCCTGCATGGAAGTGGATGGTACCGCTTTCTGGATGTCAGAAAATGGATTCTTTCAATACTCAGGTCAGCTTCAATCGCTGCCCTGTCTGGTGGAAGACTATGTCTACGATGATATTAATACTACTTCACGAAATTTAATTAACGCAGGACTCAATAATCTATTTGGAGAAGTCAGTTGGTACTATTGTACCAATGGATCTAATGTTGTTGATCGTGTAGTCACCTATAATTATTTAGAATCTATCCTTGCCAAAAAACCAATATGGTATACAGGTTCTCTACCAAGAACGGCCTGGGAAGATTCATCCGTTTTTAATAAACCTCATGCCTGTTATTATGACAATGCCGATGATGTTTCGTTTGATGTCGTAGGCAACACGGATGGTATTACCATCTACTATGAACAGGAAACAGGGACCGATCAAATTGATGCCGGAGGAGTTGTGACCGCCATCACCGCTAATATTCTTTCAGGAGATTTTGATATTACTCAAAAGAGGAGCTCACAAGGCCAACTTTTAGGGGCTCCGGATATAAGAGGAGACGGAGAATACATCATGAAGATCAGAAGATTTATTCCTGATTTTATTAGTCAGACAGGAGACACTCGAGTTACTTTGATGCTTCGAGATTATCCGAATGATGCTGCCGCAAGTTCTTCATTAGGACCCTTTACAATCACAACTTCTACTGATAAAGTTGACACACGTGCAAGGGCGCGAGCAATTGCGTTCAAGGTAGAAAATACTTCCACGTCTGAAGACTGGAAGCTGGGAACATTTAGACTGGACATACAACCAGACGGGAGAAGATAATGGCAAACGGTATTTATAATTACGGACAACGACGTACTTCTATCAACAATCCATATGTTAACGACGAGAACTGGTATAATTTTGATGAAGCTCCAATGGGAGGAATTACAAGAACAACAATGGGTAATCAATTCGCTAATGCTAGAGGATTAATGACTGGCAATGATGCTTATAGAGGTCGTCCATTAAATACTTTAGATCCTAACTTTCAAAATATATTAAGACAGCAAAATAGGAGCCGATGGGACCAAGCAAACGTGCCTGA